CGGCTGCCCGATTCTGGCCAGCACGGCCACGGCAGCTAAGTGCAGTGCCGCCACGCTGTACATGATCGCGCGAGGCCATAAGCAGGTGAGCGCCCGGCTCGCTGTCCGTATCGCCACCGCGACTGGTAACAAGGTCACCACCAGCGACCTGCGGCCCGACCTGTTCGGCGTTGCTGCGACGACGGGGTTCGTTCCCGTGGCAGACGCAGTGTTGGTCGCTCCAATCACCAAGCGCGCGCTGCGCGAGAAGCTGGGGCTGGGCAATGACGGACACTTGGCCAAGCTGCTGAAGCTTCCTGTTGCCCAGGTCCAGGCCTGGCCGGAAGAGCAGGGCGTCCCAGCCCTTCCGCAGGTTCTGCAGCTGCTCGGCGGGCAGGTGCCTGCGCCAGTGGACACCCGGCCCGATGACCCCGACGCAGACCGCATCGATCTCGGCGTCCACGCCGCCTAACTGGCCGTCCCTGGCCTTCATCCCTGAACTGAATTCATCCATGGCGCTGATCGTGCGCCAGCCGGGCCCAGCCCGAAACCTTGAAATACCCGTCTTCCCAAGGTGACCCATGACCTGCCGTACTTCCTCGATTAACTGGCTCGACTGCCTCTACAACGCCGTGCGCAAGACGCCGGGCGGTGTGATCGAGGCCGCCAAATGGCTGACCGACCGCCGCGGCAAGTCCATGCACCCGGAGACGCTGCGGGCGAAGCTCAACGGCACCGAAGGCGAGTCGGTCACCATCGAAATCGCTGAGCTGCTGACGGAGTGGATGCAGCAGAAGGCGGGTGGCAGCGATTACGCACTGGAGTGGATGCAGGCACTGGCCAGCCAGTTCGGTATGTCTGTCGACGTCGTGCCGCCGGCGCCGGAAGGCGGCTGGCCCAACGAAATGACCGCCATCCAGATGAAGCTGTTGGAGATCACCAGCCGGGTGGGCAACCTGTCTGGCGCCGCGGTGGACGCGTTGGCCGATTCAAGGATCACCAGTGCCGAGGCCGGGCTGATGATCAGCGAGATTCGCGCGCTGCGGACCATGGCGCACCGCCTTGAGCGCAACGTGGCGCGCGCTGCAGGCAAGGGCAAGCAGGCGGGGAGGGCGGCGCGATGAGTGCCCTGGCCCGAGCCACCGATATCGACACCAGCTACGATGCCGCCGTGCACGTGGTATCCAGCGGCCTGCAGGCCATCCAGCAGGAGCGTGCCGCCAGTGCCCTCAACGTGCACCCCGGCATGACCAGCATGGAGCTGGCCAAGGCCTCCGGCCACGACCGCTACATGCTGGCCCGTCGCCTCCCTGAACTGCTTGAAGACGGCCGCGCGTGGCGTGGCCCGAAGAAGCCGTGCCAGGTCAGCGGCCGCAGCGCGTGCACCTGGTGGCCGGTTGCCCCGGGCGAGAACCTGGCACTGGGGCTCTGACATGAGTTTCGAAGCATTCGCATGGGCTGCCCGGCAGCGGGTCACCAGCACGCAGAAGCTTGTGCTGTTGATGCTGGCCGAGCGCCACAACAAGGACACCGGGCAGTGCCGCCCGAGCCACGAAACGCTGGCGGACGACTGCGGGCTTACCCGCCGCTCCGTGATTGACCAGATTGGGCGGCTGGCCGATGCCGGTTACATCACCGTCCTGGCGCGGGCAAACGGCAACGTCAAATTGCCCAACCAGTACCTGTTGAACTTCCATTTTGGCGTGCAGGCGAAGCCGAAGGCTCCGGACCATGACCCGTATCTGGTGGTGAACGACGTTCACCACCCTAGTGAACCAGGTTCACCAGGGGTAGTGAACGACGTTCCAGAGGTAGTGAACGACGTTCACCAGGGTAGTGAACGACGTGCACATGAACCAGTAATACAACCAGGAATAGAACCTAAGAGCAGAAAGAAGCGCGCAAGCGCGCCTGCCGCCCAACCGATGGAGCTGGATTTCTCTTCCTGGCCTTCCCCGCCGTCTCCGCAGGTACTCGGCGACTGGCTGCACCTGCGGCGCCAGCGCCGCGCTCCGGTCACGCCGACCGTGCTGGCCAGCTTCGGCACCGAGCTACACCTCGCCGCGCAGATGGGTTTCTCCGTCGATGACTGCCTGACGAAGTGCTGCAACCGCAACTGGCAGGGCTTTGAAGCCGCCTGGCTTGCCCGTGACACCCCGACCAACCACCGCAACGCTGGAGCCAACCATGCAATCGTTCACCCAGGTTCTGCCGACCACGTCACCCAGCTCCGCCAGCAGTACGAACGAGAGCAGGGAGGCGGTGGCCACGCTGGCGGCGCAGGAATTGTTGACGGCGAATTCACCGTCGTCCGGTGAGTCCGACGCGCGGGCAATGTCTGCGCTGTGGACCCTGTGGGAGCGCATGGCGGCCATGTTCCCGGCCAAGTGGGCCCGTGCGAATGGCGCGGCGCCGGTTGCGCAATCTGGGGCGCTGACGACGGCCGGGGAGGTCTGGCTGCAGGCAATCACCGGCCTGAGCCCGAAGAAGCTCGCCGCCGGCCTGTCGGCCTGCATGCGCGACGCCCTGGAATGGCCGCCGAACCCTCCGCGCTTCCGGGCCATGTGCTTTGACGTTCCGTCGCTCGCCCAGGTGCAGCAGGAAGTGCGGCCGGGCCGTGCGCAGTGCGGCTTTACCGTGCTGGTGCGGTCGTTCCTGGACCTGCACCACTACGCCAGCGCCGAGGACGGCTACCAGCAGAGCCGGATGCTGCAGGACGCCTACGAGCGCGCCGTGCGGCATGTGGTCGACGGCAAGCCGGTCCCCGAGCCCGCCCTGGGGTTGCCGCCTGTGCACCCAGTGGTGAACCCGGTGCGTGACCGCGATGCCGCACGCGCAGCCATGGCGCGCGCTGCGGCGGACCTGGGGTTCGATGGGGAAGGGCTGGCCGCCTGATGCGCTCGGACAACAACCAACTGGACATTTTCGTCCACGACCCCCGCCTGCAGCAGCCGGCGCTCAGGAAGCTGGCAAAGGCGTACCGGGCAGCTGCCGAGACAGCGCTGCGGGACGTGCAGTTCACCGCCACCGAGCGCCAAGAGCGACACGACTACTACCTGGCCGAGGCGAAGCGCCTTGAGGTCGAGGCCCGTAAATGCAACCGAGCGCCGCGCCGGCGCCGGGCCACCAATTCCAAAGGAGCAACTGCACCATGAAGCCGCTGGTCATCTACCACGCAAACTGCGCCGACGGGTTCACCGCGGCATGGGCTGTCCGTCAGGCGATGGACGCCGATTTCCACGCTGCGGTGCACGGGGCGCCGCCGTCGCCGGCAGAAGGCCGCGACCTGGTGCTGGTGGACTTCTGCTATCCGCCGCACGTGATGCTGGACCTCCAGCTGGTCGCCCACTCGATCCTGGTGCTGGACCACCACAAGAGCGCCGAGGCTGACCTGCCTGCCAATCCCAAGACAGCAGACGACCAGCTGACCGTTGTTCGCATTGAAGGATTCGACGTCGATGCCGACCCGACTTGGAGCCTCTTCCGCGGCTGGGTTGAGCAGGACAAGTGCGAGGGGATCCGGAAGGCCATGATCTACGCGCTGTTCGACATGGACCGCAGCGGGGCGGGCATCGCCTGGGACTTCTTCCACCCCGGCCAGGCACGGCCGGCTCTGATCGACCATGTGGAAGACCGCGACCTGTGGCGCTTCGCACTGCCGGGCACGCGCGACATCCAGGCGGCCGTCTTCAGCTATGCCTACCAGTTCGAGGTGTGGGACCGGCTGATGGCCACGCCGGTGGAGACGCTGCGCGCCCAAGGTGTTGCCATCGAGCGAAAGCACCACAAGGACGTGGCCGAGCTGGTGAAGGTTGCGAAGCGCCAGATGGTGATCGGCCACTACGACGTGCCGGTGGCGAGCCTGCCATACACCTTGGCCAGCGACGCCGGCCACCTGATGGCGAAGGGCCAGCCGTTCGCCGCCTGCTACTACGACAAGGAGGGCGGCCGGGTGTTCAGCCTGCGCTCGACCGACCGGGGAGTGGACGTCAGCGAGGTGGCCAAGCTGTACGGCGGTGGTGGGCATGCGCGCGCTGCAGGGTTCACGGTCCCGCGCGATCACGACTTGGCGCGGGCCTGATGTGGTCCAAGGCACCCCCGCCGACCGCCGCCGAGGGCGCCCGCATCGAGGCGTCCAAGGTGGGCCCGTGCATGGCATGCCTGTCGCTGGTGGTCCAAGGGCTACTGGACATTGAGCAGGTGTTCGTCGGAGGGGACTACCAGCACACCAAGTCCGGAGACCGTCGGCGCGGGCACTGGTTCGGCTTCTGCCTGTGCGTCTGGCACCACCGTCGACACCCCTTCGGCAACAACACCTTCGCCCAGATGCGCGAGAAGTGGGGCCCGAGCCTGATGGACGGCTCGCGGACCTTCCACGAAACGTACGGCACCGATGACGAGCTGATCGCTCAACAGACCTACATCAACGAAATCAGGCAGGCAGCATGACCACAGAGAACACCCGGAAGATCAACGCGCCCTTTATCCGGGCGCTGCTGGACAAACGTCAGTGCCCGGCGCCGTTCCACCTGCACGAGCTTTACCGGTGGATCGATGCAAGCCCAGGCCGCGAGCGAAAGGCGACCTACAACTCTGTCCGGGATCTTGCCAACGCGGGCTACCTGATCATGGTGACGGGTCCGTTCGGCACCGGCTACCAGGTCAGCGGGAAGGGCATGACCAGGCCCGGGCTGTCGGAGGATGAGCGCAGGGAGCGGAAACGGATCCGGAACGGCCGGCGCAGGGGAAAGGGAGGGCCAAGCACCCGCGCCGCCCGTGTCGGGATGCAGGCAGCCAATACGCCAACCCCCGCCAAGGTGAATCCATCGGCCCAGGGCGAGACGGTTGAGCAGTTCGAGGCAAGGGGCGGGACGGTGGAGCGACTGACCGCGTTCTGGGAACAGGCTGCATAGGGGAAACGGTCGCGGTCGGTGCGACGCGATGGCTGCAAGCTGGACGGATGGACCTGACCCGCTACGACGACAAGGCGCTGGCGCTGCTGAGCAGCATCCAGCAAGACATAGCCGCGATGCGATGGACGAGGGCGTGGACAGCCCCCGCCAGCCGCCGCGAGGCAGAGCAGGCACTGCGGCGGGCACGCGCGCTGCGCCGAGAAATCAATCGACGAAAGCATAAGGGGTAGGGGCATGGGGAACGTACGTGAGCTGCTGTCCAGCCGGATGGGGCCGACAACCGTTAAATTCGACACGGGCCGGGGCGGCACCCCCGACCTGACCACGCAGGACATTGCAGCGGCACTCGCTTACGTCCAGGACGGATTGGGCCGGGAGCTGCTGGAGGCACTGTGGTGGCCGGAGAGTGCTGCACGCCGCCGGGACTACTTACGCCAAGGGGTGATCGGGCTGGTCGCGCCCGAGTTCAACCGCCAGCAATTCGCGCTCAGCACGGCCAGGACCGAGTTCGGCATCGCCAAGGCGAGCATGGGGTGGGGTGGCGGTGCCGTTACGGACGTCCAGCGTAAAGAGGTGCGGCGGACCGAACTGGCGCTGGAGGTGGCGCGCGCTGGCACCTGGCCGAACAACACCATGGAGCAGCTGGGCGTACTGGCCGGTGCAGTGATAGATGAGATGGCGATGGCCTGCCCCTGCAAAAAGTGCGATGGAGTACGCACTCAGCCAGCCGAGGATGGTCTTGGCGTGATGAGGTGCGATGACTGCGCGGGAAGCGGGTTCGAACCTTTGAGC